GGCTGGCCATAGTTTTGCATGAACACGGCCCAATCCTTGACCGTGAAGCTCTTGAACATCCACAGCCAGACGGCAACGCGGGCGATGCCAGAACGGATTGTGAGACCTGACTTTGCCTTCGAACGATGGACAATGAACTTGTGCGGGATAAGCGGCTGGCCGGCGACGCCTTCGCGCAAGAGCGGAGTTTCGCCGTCAACGCGGTCGAAAGTGAACCAGCGCTGCGTCCGCCAGATCAGCGCACGGGGCAGAATGTTGCCGTTCTTATGGTGCCAGTCCGTCTCCAGAACAGAGATCGCCTTGCCGATAGCGTCGAGCATGTCGAAGAGGCTGGAGCGCAGCACGCCTGTCTCGATCCACTCTCGCAAGAACTGTGCATGCTTCTTGTGTTCCTCGCTGTCCGACGCGGATGTGACGGTGATGGGTAGCTGTGCCACCGATCGGCGGCGCGTGGCGAGCTGCGCGAGATAATGGCTATCGCGCTCCTCGATGTCCTCGGCTAGCTCGAAGTAGGCTTCCACTTCACCGTTGTCCGCAGCACGCAGAATGGAGGCGAGCTTGATCGGCGTCATGCCATCGGCCGGGTGACCGGAAATCCACTGGCGGACACCGCCCACCTGTGCGCCGGCCGCTTCTTCCGTCAGCTCGGCAACGCTGACGACCTTGCCGTCCTGATCCTTCATGGAGCTGGCGAGGTGACGAGAAATCTTCTGCTTCTTCTTTTTCGCCATCAGAGCGATCCTCTCAGGTAGATATTGACGGTTCCGCCACGGCGATCGTCGTCATGCATCGGCGGGCCGCCATTGTGGCCCTGCATCGGATTGATAGCCTTGCGGCTGGTCTCGTACTCGTAGGCGATCGCCTCCTGGTTGGAAGCGAACCACGCCAGCGCGCCAGCCGGCGCGGTATCGCCGTGGCGATCGTAACCGTCAGCGCCCTTCGTCGAATGTTCATCAGGAACCTTGATGATCCCGTTGACGTAGGCGAGTGCCTGGTGATCGGCGAGAACATCGGCGTCGTTCGGCAAAAGCAGGCTCTTATCGACAAAGGCTTCGATGTAACCGGGCATGTTGGCCGCGTACCACTTGGCAGATGTCATCACTTCGTGGATGCATTCCCCCCAGCGCTGGCGGGCCTTTTCGGCAAGGTACTGGCCGTTGCCTCGCGCATCGAGCGCGCCACCGATGAGACGCGGCAAGGCATCGCCAATGTAGAAGAGGATGTCGCGCTGCTGATCGAACGGGATGTTCTTCAACTCGACAATCAGGCGGGCGCGGCGGATGAGATCGGCCCCGATCTCGAAGACCACGATTGCCGTCTTGTCGCCAGAACGGGCAAAGTCTTCCCCGAAGCAATGTTCCCGGTCCTTGTCGAGCTTGTCTAAAAGGGGCTTCAAGAGGCCTTCACAGAACTCGTCAGCCTGTTCGGCGCGCTCAAAATCGTCGAGGTTCTTGAATTCGTCCGGCCGGTCCCATCGCACCACGGCCGGCAGATCGGCGGACATGCAGCGCTCGATCAGGACGCGCGTCAATGCGGCCCCTTCCGATTCGGCCGGGATCGCGTCCAGCTCCTGCTTCATCTTGGAGGTGCGCGTGCCATAGGCCGAACGAATTTTCGCCTCCCAGGCGTCTTCTTTCTCCTGCGACCATTCCTCGCCCTTGATCAGGCAGACGCGTTTGAACAGGCCATTCTTGACGGCGTCGCCGAAGGTGAAGGTGTGGAAGTTGAAGCCGTTCTTTCCGGCCTCGGCTTCCTTGATCAGTTCGTTGAACGGGTTGCTGACGCCGTTGTGCGAGGAAATGACGCGGACCTTGCCGCCCCAGATCAGCAGCGCCGCAACTGAATCGATGACGGCGCGAACGTCGCGGTGGAACGCGGCCTCGTCGATGCAGACCGTTCCCTGAAGGCCGCGAATGTTTTCCGGCCGCGACGAAAGCGCCTCGATGCGGAAACCGGACTTGAAACGGATGATGTAGCTGGAGATCGCGTTCGTGGTGCCGTCGTCGCGCTGGTCGAAGAAAATACCATCCTCGATCGTCAGCAGTTCCTTGGCGACGGTTTTAGCGAAATGCGCGGCATAGCCGATGAACTCCCGGCCCTTCGGCTTGGTGTCCGGGATATAAAAATAGTTCTGGCCACCTGCGGATCGCTGGGCGGCGGCGATCAGCGTTGCATCCAGCGCCTCGACGAAGGTGATGCCGGTTCGGCGGCCCTTGGCGCAGCCCTTCAGAAGACTGTCGTCGGCGATCCATTCGGCCTGATGCGCCATAAGGACGCCTTCGGCCAATGGATCGAGATCAGCCGGAATATCGGCACCACGAGGCAATTCGTCCGGCAACTTGGCCGGATCGACAGGAAGCACTGGCGGGTCGGTCCATTTGCCTTGCGGCAAACCGGGCAAGGCTTCAGCCACGCTGTTCCTCCATGCACGCAAGACCGGTCCCTTTGCAGGACCGGCAATCGTTCTTCAGGTCATAGACGGTGCTGGAAATGGTGCCGTCTCGGCGACGGTTAATCCGCTTGATCGCCCGCCCCGTGCCATCGCACCTGGTGCACGGGTCTTTCGGAAGGGTGACGGTCATTGCTCGCCATCCTTCTTCTCGGCGTCCGGAGAGACCTCGGGAACGGATTTCGCCTTCGGCCGCACGCCGAGGAACTCGCGACGGGCGCGGGCGATAGCCTCTTTCGAAATGCCTGGTTCGTTCGAAAGTACGTCGAGCGCCTTTTCCGCCTTGGCCTTCATGTCGGCCTCAATGCGGCGGGCTTTTTCTTCGGCTTCCAGCTTCAGGCGGCGGTTTGACGACGCGACTTGGGCGGCCGATGCAGCGCGCAGCGCGTTCGCCAGTTCCATGGCTCCCTTCGGCGAAATGCCGGCGTCACCGGCAGATTGCAGCAGCTCGAAAATAAGCGTCTTGATCGCCTCGGCGGCGATCAGCGTCAGATCGTCGGAACCGGCCGCGTCCATGCGCTCGGAAATGGTGGCGGCAATCTCGCGCGTCTGTTCTAGCCGGCGCGTCATTTGTGATAGCCGGATGGCAAAGCGGTTAAATGCCGAAAATGATGGGATGTCGAAATCAAGGCCGATCTCGCCCTGAAGCGCGATCAGCTTGGTTTTCCACTCGGCGTAAATGTCGAGCTGGCTGCGATCACGGTCGGCAAGTTCCTGCGATGCCCAGGAGATAGCATCGCTGCATTCCTCGGGCAGAAGATCGATTGCTGAAAGTCGGCCGCGTGCTTTTGCCATGTCAGGCACCCACGCGCGACGGACGCTTCACGCCCTCGATGGCGGACTGACGATCGACATGGCGACGGCCAAGATCGGTCAAGGAAGCAATCTTGATGCTGCCAGCGCTGACGACAACAACAGCGCCCATGGTCTCCAGATACTCGATCTGCTGATGCACCCAGGGCCGTTCCTGGTTGATGCCAAAATTGGCAAGAACCGGCTCAAGCATGGAGCTGCTCAGGCTCTCATTCACCTGTTCCGCCAACGCCCTCAAGATGATGAGCCGCGCTTCCTCGCGCATGATTTTCATATAGTCGATACCGATGCTCATTGTTTGCCTGCCGTTTCCACCAGTAGCTGGTTCATTCTTTCGTTCGTGGCTTTGATGGGCTTGAGGGTTTCGTTCAGCGTGTCGAGGCGGCCATTCACCTTCTCCAGGGCAAGCTCCAGGCGGTGCTGGCTTTCCCGATCGGGCAGGTGGCGCATTTCCCCTTCGATCGCCTGGATGCGGCGGTCATGGCTGGTAAGCTTGGTTTCGTGGGCCTCTACGTCTTTGCCCAGGAGCGCGATTTCCTCGCGACCGCTTTTGATGTCGGCCTCAAGCTTTTTTTCGCCGCTGGAGAAAAAGACCTTGAGGTGACCGAGGACAGCAAGACTGGAGAGAACCAGCGTCAGCCAGGGAATGATTTCAGTCGGCGTCATCGGCGGGCCTTCTCAAAGTTTGTCTGGCAGACGATGCACCGTGTGGCGGATGGCAATGCGATGCGGCGCTCGCGGGCGATATCATTGCCGCAGTCTTCACACTCGATCGTGCCGGTTGTGCGCAGAGAGCGCGAGGCGGCGGCAATCCCCGCCTCGCGCTCCTGTTCGGCCCGTTCGGCGGCCAGATCGAGAGCGGCGTTTCCACCAAAGTTCATCTGGGGGTCTCCACCACCTGGCGAAGACTGACGCCTTGAGCGAGTTCCGGCAGCTTCGACATGATGATCTCGTTCAAAGCCTTTGCGTTGACGCCGAGTTTCTCGATCGCGTCCGGGTTCTTCTCAATGACGTATCTGGCCGCATCAGCGATGATGGCTTCGCTGACATGCCCGCCCACGTGGATGACGCCGGCCTTCGCCAGGGCAAACCGAACGGCGTTGGCGGCCGACTGATGCAGGGCATCGCGGAACTTGCTTTCGATATCGATGCGTTGCTTTTCGTCCGTGATCTTCAGGAGCGAAATCACGCGGGCGCTGATCCATGTGACCAACACCGGCCCAACGGTCGAGACGAGTAGCACGATAACCGGCTGCACGATCGTCCAAGCTTCATACCAGATCGAAGACGGTGCGATGACCGGGGCAGCGTCCTGGGCGAAGGCCGGCGTCAGAATGAACCAGCTGATGCAGACGAAAGCCACCAGTCCAGCAAGGTAATAAAAGAGCCTGGTCATGATTACCCCTCTACCTTTCTGGCTTCGTGCAGGGCGCGCGTGATGGCGGCATAGGCCTCTGCAACCTTCACCAGGGCATTCGCTGCGGTGACGGAGGAAGGGTCACGGCAAACGGCGTCCGCTCCGGCCCATGCAGCATTTTCCTTGGCCACGACGGATGGCTTGATGGTGCCGGTGCTCGCGACGATCACGAAAGCGCTATGCGCCGTCGCAGCGGCCGAGCAGGCGTGCGGCAAATTCTTCTGGATCGCATTGTCGATCGATCCGGTGGACTGGCAGGCCGACAACGCAAGCGTTGCGGCAACTGCGACGAAGACAGACTTGAACATCATGGTCCTTTTGATGATGGGAGGGGGAAAGGGCATTTCCGTCAGGCCTCGGTTTTCGAGACCGGCGCGCCGGCGCTGGAAAGCTCGACCTTGCCGCCGATCGGCGCGTCGGCCGTCTTCGGCCAGCGGACACCGCCAGTGACGAGGCGGCCTTTTTCGATACGGGTGATCGAAACCGAATTGTTCTGATTGCCGCCGAGGACGTGGTAGTGCGTCCGGTCCTCGCCGACGTAGAGGCCGACATGGCCGCCACCCTTGCGCTCGAAGACAAGGATCGCCCCGCGTGCAATCCGGCTTTCAGCGCCGAACTTTTTCCAGTTCAAAGCGCCGAGAGGATTTGCAGGTAGCGCCTCTTTGGGCAGCGTCGTGGCGATGAGATTGCCGACGAACAGACCGCACCAGGGAATGTCGTCGTCGGTGAAGAAACTGGCGATCCAGCCGCCGAGCTTCTTGGCCCAGCCCATGATGGTCGGATTGGATTTCGGGCCAGCGATTTCCTTCAGGCCCATGAAGCGGCGGGCCTCGCGCATCCACACCGGCTCAGCTGGGACCACGACCTTGTCGTGAACAACAAGTGTGCTGTTCGGGTTTTTGCTCTTTACGCCGCGAAGGAGGTTTACGGTCGCAGTATCAGCGCGGCCGGTCTCGTTCAGCCCCGCCGCATGCTGGAAACGCAGGAGCGCCGCGATAACCTCACGGCCATGGACGCCGTCCGCGACCCCGCCGTAAGCACCGGCGACGCGCAAGCGATCGATCAGCCATTCGTCAAACGTTTGAGTGGTCAAGGAAAGCCCCGTCATGATGGCAACTGGCGGAGATCGCGCGGGCCGATATGGGGGCAAATTAGAGTTTGGGCCTGAAACAAATCAGGCCCGCCATTGCGGGCGGGCCTTTAAAACATTTCCATCTGGCGGGGGTCTGTCTTTCGCCTGGACTTGAGTGGCTCCCGTTTTCGGGCGCGCTTCAAAAGTCTTTCGACACCGCTTTCGGTCAAACCGAGCCTTTTGGCAATATCGCGGTTGCTCATTTCGGCATCGACATAGCGGCGGGCGCGAAACTCGCGTGCCAGAGGCACCCTTATATATCCGCCCGGATATGCTTTGGCTAGACGGTATGCGGCATCAACCCCGATCGTCGAGGAAAGTTCGCTACGCTCCGGATCAGACGGAACATAAAGCCTGACGCCGGCATGCGCCTCGACCAGAGAGAAGAAGCCATCTTCGCCAAGCGTCGATAACAGATCAAGGGTGAGGTCTTCGGCCACGGGTAATCCTGTTCGAAATGATGAGCTGCTCTTCGGTCAGCGCCCTCAGGCGTGCTTCCAGCTCGATACGTCGGTGCGAAAAGCGCGGCAGCTTGGCGATCCTTTCCGCCAGTTGGTCACGCCGGTTCTGAAGAACATCAATCTCCCGCTGGTCCGGCCAGCCAAAGAGCGGCATGCCATTCAGGGGAGTGATGTTCCCGGTCATCACTTTTGAGCCTTCTTCAGCCGGCGAACCTGCGGCCCGAAATGGTTCATCACCGTTATCCACTCGGCATCGCTCAAATTTCTGTAGCTGATGCTTTCCGTGACGATGTGCGTGACGGCCTGCCAGAAGGCATTCGGCTCGGTCGGATGCAGGATCGACCATTGTGCGCGGGCGATCTTGTAGCCGGGGCTTTTCTCGTAAGGCTCGCACGGCAGGCGATCGGCCCAGACAACACCGGCCCGCGCCAGCATTCCCTTCATCGCCTCGACGATGCTGGCGGCGTCCTCTGGCTTGTGAACGAAACGCATATCCGAAATGTTCGGCAACTGCCTGCCCATTGCGAAGGCTTCCAGTGCGCTGTCGCGGCGATCGTCGATCACGCCGAGATTGTAACAGGCGATCCAGAGCGCCCGCATCTTCGGCAAGTACTTGCCAGAAAGTTTGCGCTTGCCGTCGCGACCGTCCTGGCGAACCGGCGCGGGCCTCGCGGCACTGCCTCGCAAGCTGACGAGAACCTTCTGCCGCTCGGCCTCGGTCATGTCCTTGGTGGATGTCTTGCCAGTCAGAATGTGGAGTTTGGCGCGATAGGCGAAATCGTCGAGGCCGAGTTTCTTCTGCTCGATCTTGATGGCGGCAATGGTTTTGCTCATTTCGACATCCTTTCCGCAAGGTGAACGGCTATGTCAGTCAGGCAGATATTGAACTTTCCATGAAACGGGATTGGACCCTGCTCATCTTCGGTCACGATGATGCGGGCATAGATTTTGCCCTCTTTGTGCAGGATGAAATGTTCCTCCTGCTGATAAAACTCGATTAGGACCGACAGAAGATGGTCGGCGTCAAATGTCCTCGACATCATAGGCCTCGCTGATTTCGGTGGTTGTGTAGGTGGCTTTGAAAACCGGGATGAAAAAGCGCACGTAGACGAACTGGACGGACCAGCCCCGGCGTTGCGCCTTTTCCCACGTCTCGCGTTTGCGGTACTTGGATGCGATCGCCTTGGCGGCGGTCTCGCTCCATGTGTTCGGCTGAAGCTTTCCTGATGGAGAGCAGAGCACATGGCCTTTAGTGAAGGCCGCAGGGATTTGGCGTTTACCCGTCACTGGCGAACACCCCCGACGATGATTGTCTCAACAGGGGCCATCGGCCGTGTGGCGGCCTGAGCGAGCGCGTGAGAAACAGCGCGATCAAGATGGTCACGGAACATCTTGCGGTGACGGCGGTCGGGTATTGAGGCCAGAACCTCCGCGATATTGGTGGCAAGCGCGCCACCAACCGCATTGAGGATCGGGACCTCGAATTGTTCGCCTGTCTCGATAATGGCCTTGTGGATCGCATCGGCGAGTATCTGCGACTGTCGGGCCTCCTCGGCCTTCGCCTTGGCGATAGGGTCATTCATGGTCGTCACCGTGATAGCTGATCTGCTTCAGGGGAGCCGGAAGCGCCAGCAAGGGCGCATCCGTGTTCTTGGAAGAAGCTTTGCGAGGCGTTTTTGCCGCCTTCTGCTCTGCCTCGATCTCATCGAGCTGGTTGAGAATGCTGGCCATCTGGTAACGGTCGGCCGTTTCGATCTCGATCTTGATCGTGGACTTTCCGCCCTTGGTTGCGGCGGAAAAGGATTTCAGGGTGGCGTCGGAGAAATAGATGCTGGTCACGCAGCACCGCCCTTCGCCGGCGTCAGGTGCCGCGACACTATGGCCTCAATCTCGGTGAGAGGTGTGCGGCCGCTGGCGACGGCGAGCAACTCGGCGAGGAACCACATGCGCAATTCCTCGCGGCCTGCCGCCAGACGGGCTTTCTCAGGGTTTTCGCTGATGAGGCTTTTCAGGCGGGTCTCAAGCCTGTCGATCTCCGACACAGGCGGAGTCGGCATTCCCCCTTTCCGGAGTTCGATCAAGACTTCCTCGGCATTGATGCAGATAGTGTCCGCCAGCAGAGCCATGAGTTCCGGCTCTTCGCCGTCCTGGGTGAGAATGAGGGTGCGCTTCCCAGCGCCGGCCATCCAGCCAAGCTCAAGGTGAGCGCTGCGACCGCAGGGCAGTACCAGCAGGCAGGTGTCTGCCCACCGCATCGCTGCGAAATCAGACATGAAACCCTGTGCCGCACGCGGGTGCGTCAACAGGGCATTGCGGTAGTCCTCGGCCTTACAAGGCACAACAAGACCGATCTGATGCCACGCGAAACCCGTGTTATGAGGCGGATTGCGGAAGTCGTAGACCTCATGCCCGTTGTCGCGGAGAAGATCGACGATCATCGGCTGATGAGGGTTGCGCCACGAAGAAGCGACGTAAATTCGTGCCATCGTACAATCCTCACGCGTCGGCAATGTTGAGGGAAATGCGGACCCACTCCGCATCATGCGATTCCCGGAAGCTGAAATGCAGGTACTCTTTCGAGCCGATCACCCGCACGGCCGCATTGATGGCGTCCATCGCCTTCATCCAGCGTGGATCGTCGCTTTCGATCTTGAAGAGTTCGAAGACGGCATCCTTGCTGATCTTCCCGGCCTGATCGACATTGAAGGCGCGGGTGACGAGGCCACGGATTTCGGCACGGCCGTCTTCCGTCCATTCGTTCAGGCATTCGTCGATCAGACCCTTCGCGACCTGCAACTGCGGCCCGAACTCGATGAGCTTGTTGACGCGGGTCTCGACAGACATCAGCCCGTCGATCGTGCGGTATTTCTGGTTTCCTGCCCCGGCGCGACCGCGTTTGACGAGGCCGTATTTGGCCTCAAGGTTACGATCGAACTCGGCGATATCGGCGCGGGTGTGCGCTTTGAAGCGTGCCAATTCAGCCGAAAGCGGCTTGGCGAAACCGATAATCTTGCGGACCATCTGGTCCTCAAGGAAGTCTTCTGCCTTCACCAGGGCAAGCGGCGTCAGGCCGCCGTCTGCGTTGGTGACATATTCCTTTCCGTTGACGACGGTGATGCCAGCGTTCGCTTTTTCTTCGAGAATTACAGCTTCCATGGGTTTGAACCTCATATTTTAATGTGAAAGGGGATCAGGCCGCGTCGCCACCGGACGGCGCGGAAGGTGCAGGGGAATTGGAGGCCTTGGGACGGAACTGGACGACGTTGCCGCCGTCCTTGGTGTCGGGCTGCATCAGGCCGAGAACTTCGGCCGTGACCCGGTTCATGCCAGCCAGCAGCGACAGGCGGTCTTGTGAAGCGCGCCGGTTCCACTCCGCCTGCGACCAGGCGTTTTCGAGTTTGCGGGCGAGATCGGCGATGCGGCCGATATGAACGATGACTTTCGCAGAGGTCACCCGGTCAAGGTTGATGGTGCCGCGCTCATTGACGACGCCGTTCAAATCACGCGCCAACTGAAGCAGATAATCGGAAACGCAGTCAGGCTTCGCCGTCATTCTTCTTTCCTCCAAAGTTCGGGCGGATGATGTTGCCTTCGGCCTTTTTCAGAAGGCCGGTGAGTTCGCCGGTGGCGAGCTGCTCGGCGGTTTTGGCGAGCAGCTTTCCGGCCTCGCTGTCGCGCAGAATGGAAAGCTCCAGCTCAAGATAGCCGGCCTGCTGTGAGAGGCCGCGAAGGGTCTTCAGGATGGTCTGGGCGGACTCTGCATCCAGCTCCAGTTTTTCACCGGGTTCCATCTTCTTGGCGTCCGAGAAGATGCGCGCGAGATAATCCAGGTGAGATTTGAGGGAAGGGTTTTCCGGCGTCATAGGCTGTCTCCCATGTCGCGGTTCTTCCAGGCGGCCTGAAGGTGCTCCAGGCGCACGCCTTCCTCGCCATCGCCGATGGCTAGCATAGACGCGGCCTTCATGGTGCGGTCGATCTGGCGAAGCGCGCCAGGCTTGCTGGCGATGCCCTTCAGGAAGGTGGCGCAATCCGTTCCTTCGTCGATGCCCCAAGCCTTGATCAGAATTTCAGCATCGGCGACCGGATTGCGTGCCGTGCGGACTTGCCGGTCGAAGCGGGAAAGCACCTGGGCGCGGCTGGCGACAGAACGGCCGAGGTCTTTCACGAAGGCCGTCGCGGTATCCTCGTTGCCGAGCAAGGCAACACCGCAATGGTCGTTGTCGACGAAATGGCGCAGCTGGTTGATCGCATCCGGAACCGCGTTCTGCGCCTCGTCGATGATCAGGAGCGAGCCTTCGCCGACGCGCTTCAGCTTTGCACCGAGGGCTCGGACGAACTTTGCCGGATTGTGCTCATGCACTTCGAGCGCCCCGCACAACTCGACGAGCATGCCGTGAACCGTCTTGGTGCTCGGGCTGAGCGTCGCCATAAAGACGTGAGGGCGTGTCGCAGCGAAGTGCTTGGCAGCGGTCGTCTTGCCGGAGCCTGCGGGCAAGGTGACGCGAACAAAGCCAGATGTCACCTGGGCAAACAGGAGAGCATTGTATACGTCCTGGCCGACCGTCGTGCGCTGGAAAGGTGGCGACACCGGCATGATGGCGGCCATGTTCTGGCTTGCGTCGAGAGCATCGAGCCAGTTGGCCATCTGCTGGTTTACGTTCGCAAGAACGCCGATGTACTTTCCGCTAAACCAAGGGGAAAACGTGCCATCAGGAACGCCCGTGCGGCGGGAGACTTCCGCTTTCGTCCAGCCGTATGTGGCGGCGGCGTCAACGGTGCGCGCTGTAAGTTTGCGCCACTCGGCAACGTCCGAAGCCGGATGCTTGGCGGTAAACTCGATCGTCGGTTGAGACTGTTCCCACACGGTATTTGTGTTGGTCGTCTTTTTCATATAAAGGTTCCTTTGTTCAATTGTGGGGCGGCCTTTGGGTCGCTCATTTTTTTTCGCCCTGTTGGACTGGAACCGTACTCAGTACTTTTCGGCTCTTCTCTTGCGGGCAGGCTTGCCGCCTGCCTCGGTATTCCCGGTAGGGAATTGGATGATTGCGCTTTCCCCGCCCGCCACTCGGGCGAGGCCACGCGCAAAACTGTCTTCGAAGTGATCGACGCTGACTGCCTCGACCGGCGCATGTGCAAGGTTGCCGGTGACGAGGCGTGTGACGACCGGACGAACCGGCGTCTGTGGACGCTTCGCAGCCTCGGCCTTGCGGCCCTTTTCCATGATTTCGCCAAGCTGCATCGGTGAGAGCGCCGCATTGCTCTTGGCCACCGCCTGAAGGTTCTTGACGTGGGTCTTACGTGCCTTCTCCTGGCGGCGGGCAGCGCCCGTATCGGCAAAGCCGGTTTTAGCCAGGCAGTCGGCATCACAAAGGAAGCGGCCTTCCGGGTCATAGACCTTGACCGGCTTGTGCAGGTCGGCCGGATCGAACCGCACCGTCAGCTTCTTGCCGATCCACTCGTTAAGCACAGCGTTCCAGTAACGGTTACCGTGCATGTGGATCGCGCCGTCCGGCTTACGCGCCGTGATGGCGACGGCCGAGAGCATCCAGAGCGAGCGCTGCGCCATGCTGGCGTAGCGGACGATCGTGGACGGTTCGGCGATCGAAGCATCGAACGTTTGCGCGAAACTGCGGCCGTGGGCGGTTTCGGTGGTTCGGTTCAGACGGTGATTATGCTCGTCAACACACTGCGCGACATGGCGCTGGAGCGTTTCGAGCGGCACCGCGCTGTTGCCGTAGTTTTCCGGCTTCGCGTCCGGCCGGTTGCCCGTGTAGCAACCGGACATGGACGGATGCTTTGAGATTTCCTCGGCAAGATCGCGCCAGGCGCGTTCGATTGGTTTCGATTGACCGGAACGCGGCTTCACGAAATGCGGCTCGATGTCGAGCGTCTTCAGAAGACCGGCAACATCGTCCTCATTGACCTTGAAGCGGTGGCGGGTTTTTGCGCCGCCAGAAATCATTTTGCCAGCAAAGGCGCGGCCGTTGTCCATGTAGATGTGGTAGGGCAGCATGCCGTCATGGTTCTCGATCATCGAACCGATACAGGTGCGAACGGCCTCCCATGTCTCAGCCTCGGAGAGCGTCCACGAAAGAACCTTGCGCGAATAGACATCCTGAATACCGATCAGGATCACGCGCACCGGTGTTTCCGACCATGGCGCACGCACGAAGAGGTCGAGCTGGTGACCGTCCGTGTTGACGATCTCCATGGCATGCAGATGAGCCACCGTGCGCTTCTGCGCCGGGAAGAGCTGCTTTGCCTTGTCCTTGCCCTCACGGGCGATGATTTGCGCGGCCTTTGGCACTTCCGCGTCCAGGCGGCGGCGCAACGAACGCTCCGAAGGGATCGGCGACAGGTTCTGGTCGCGGGCAACCATCATCATGCGGCGATAGCAGGCGCTAAACGACGGGCGTTCGGGCCGCAGGAAATCCGATTTCAGGATTTTCCATGCCTCTGGGTGGCAGGGGGTGACCTCGGTGGCCTCGCCGCTGGCGCTGCCCGAAAATGATGGGGCGAGAGCGGCAAGCCAGTCCTGGCGGGAATGGCCTTCGACCATCTTGCGCCACTCGTAATAGGTGGCGGGCACGATGTCGGCCCGTCGAGTAACGTGGGCGACGGCATGTTTCATGCTGATGCCTGAAGCGCGCAGTTCCTCGACTTCCGTCAGGACGGCGAAGCGGGTCTTGCAGAGAGTCTTATGGGCGTCCGAAAGGGCCTCAAAACGGTCCCAAAGCATCTTTGAAAGCTTCGTCGGACGCGGATCGGTCGGCTCCGCATTGAGAAATGCGATCTTCGCCTGCGCCACCGAAGGCAGGAAGGAATAATGGTACTCGAACCCGCCGCCTTGTCCGGCCTTCGGGCGGGCTTTCGCGGTGGATCGCACGCCAGAACGAGCGATAAACAACTCAAGCCCTTGGCGCGTGCTCGGAATACCCGGCAAAGCTGCCTGGGCCAATTCGGCGGATGTGAACCATTCTTTCTTCATTTGCGCACCCGACGAATGTGCACCGGCGTCGCCTGAAGAACTTTCAGTTCCTGGGCGAGCTTCTTTTGCTCTTGGCGAATGCGGGACATTTCCGCGAGGCGGGCTTCGTCACCTTCGAGCAGCAACAGGCCGTCATCGGAAACGACGACATCCCAGAGCCAGAAGGCGTTGGTGGCGCGAACGAATGCCTTGAAGCGCGGCATGCTGATGTCGTGGGCGGTCTTGCTTTCGGCGGTATAGCTGTCGAGAGCCGACTTCGAGACCTTGTCGAGGCCGAGGTAATAGGCCATGCGCGCCGCGATCGTGTCGCGGTCGTACTGGCATTCACGGATGGCACGGGCCATTTCGCGTTTCAGGGTCGAGCGGAAGCGGTCGATATCGAGACGTTCCGACGCAGAGCGCACCGGGAAAACGGTCTCTTTGAAAAAGTCCATCTGGTTGGGATCGCGTTTCGTGCTCATGCTGCCTCCTCGCGGATCGCAGCCATGAGGGCATCCGGCGCGTCAGACATGCCAATGTGCTCAAGGAAGCTATCGCGGGTTTCCTCGCTCGCCTCGTCCCAGGCGGCGATCAGTTTGGTGAGGATGATTGATTGAGAAGGAGCGGGCGGCGGGGTGACTAGAGCGGGGGGCTTGGTGAAGGCAAGAACCTTCTTCACGTCCGGCTCATGCTTCAGCGCTGCTGCGACCTTCACCTGATCTTCACGGGGAAGTTTCGCGAGCGCCAAAAGACTGCGACTGATCGTTTTCTAGCCGAGGTGCCACGCACCGCCTGTCTCAGCACCGGATCGAGATTTTTCCCGATGCTGGTCACCTTCTCATAGGTGCTTTGACCGAAGCCGAAGCGCTCTTTTACGCGTTCGGAAAGCT